TTATGCATTTTTTCGTCCGTCAAATGGTATCAACCATTGGCAGCCGGTAACCTCTCTGAACATTGCCATAGTAAGCATTGAGTAGAACAATTCGAACCGTTGAAGCTCGTAATATCTAAATTCATTCATTCGATTCTCAAATGCGGTTTTGAGATAACCAATCCCTTCGACATCCTTCATAGCTGAATTAATCTGCCTTGAAAAGTTAATAATTAGTTTAACGTTATCTTCCGACTGGTGCGATTTCATTGCTTCAATCATTTCAATTAGGTTAAAATTTTCAATCATTTCTGGTTTACTACATGCCTGCGAGTATGTGCCTGCCTTTATGTAGGTGTTTCTGTGGTGCCCATCCAATTCTCTGGCGCGTCTAAAGTTAGTGTGATCAATGATTGAGCCAGCCCTTTTTAGGTTGACCAGCTCGCTAACATCTACGACAGAAGGGGCAGCGTAAAGAACTACGGCATCGTTACCAAATTTAGTTTCTATGTGGGAGAGCAAGGCATGTTGCTGAGCGTACAGTTCATAGCGGAAATACTTTTGGTTCCATAAGTGCCACTCAGAGCCAGTTGACATCGTTATATACTGCGGACGCTTATACTGAAATAGCAAGTTAACTTTCATGGTCGGTATGTTCTTAACCTCTCGGCCAAGATAGTGCTCCATTTCATGAGCGATTTCCGTTAGGTCAACGCCTGAAAATTGCGGAGAGAGCCAGAATGGATATCCCAGCTTTCGCCACAGAAGCCATCTTCTAGAATGAGCAACGGAGTCCAAGCCTAAAACGCCTTCTTGCACTTGGCCAAGTGGGAAATAGATAGATGTTTTTCTATCAAGCTCATTGTTGAAGTAACTTTCGAAAGTCTTTTCTTCGTATCTCGCATCCATTCACACGCTCTCTATTATCATTTTGAATAGGCATAACGCTTATTCGGCGGAAAGATCCGTATTTAAACATGGACTTTTCCGCCATTGTAAATTTAATGTGTAGAACACTACATCGATTTTTTATAACTGACAATAGGTTATAGGTACAGCCGGTATTTGCATTTGCTACAAATACGGATTAATCCGTCTAATAAGCGTTGTCGATGCAAAAATGCAGGCAGGATATTTAAACGTCTGCTACTGGCACACAGGTGACGCCCAGGGGGGGTGTTCATCGTACCGGAATTCTGGTTCTGAATGGAGCAGGGTTTTGTGTCAGGGTCTATCAGGTGTGTATGCTTCAAAAAGTGGCTCTATGCCAAATGTTGACAACTTGTGATTGGTCGTATTTTGTTACGACAGTGATGTTGCGGGAGAAGCAATAAGATAATATATGCTTTACCACAATTATTTGTTGCGACGAATCAGGTGATGATCGACTTAAGGTATTATGTGAATGCTATTAAAAACCTAAAGGAAGTAAATTGCATTCAAGAAAGTTGGGAAAAAGATGATTTGGCAGAAGTTGAGTCTGTCTCTAAAGTATGGCTTCATGAGAGTGGTGTGGTAATCGGCTACACTAATGAGCTTGAAGCAATGAAAAGCCCCGCTAATGTTTGCCCTGAATGCTGGATCTGTTGGGAAGTAATCGATGCGGCTGGACAGGATATCAGACCAATGAAAAAGCAATTTCATAACGTTTGCCAGGAATCATACTGGTTGAAAATGAATTGACGCCTTGTATGCGGCTTCACTTTCCGCGATGACAAAAGTGACTCTTGCGATTTTGAGATGAGACTCTTAACCAAATCACGTTTTAGATGGAAAATAGTTTAAAAACAAAATGTTGCGGTAATGTCTTCTTGAAGAGCCAGCACGATAGCTGTCAGGAACCTTTTCCCTGTGCAGTAGTCTAAAAATAGAATCCATCTGACTTAAAGAAACGTTATGATTACCAGCCTTTCATTAGTGTTTGACGTAATTACCGCTCTGTGCATCATGTTGTTCGCTGCGGTAAAAGTAGGGATTGGTTTGTCTAACAATCCAGACCGAAATGATAATTAACCTCTTCACTGGCGATCGCTATACATCGCTTAATAAGATGTGCTCACATCACCGTACAGTCATCAAACTCTGCGGTCCTGGCATCATTGTTGCCGTAGTTGAGTAAGACACCGGATGTTCCCTTGTACTGATGTTCGGGTAAAACCGATGATGACACTCCCCGCGATCAACACTGGCGCCAGCGAGCACGAGAAGGAACAAATAACCCGAACAGTCCAAAAAAAATGAGCTACCTACCGCAATTGCACCGCGACAGGACGCCTGTGATGAAGGAATGGCGACGGAAAAGAGACCGCCGCATTTTCGGAATGGAAGAAATATAGAGTGAAAGTTATGCCAGTTGATACAGCAAAACCTGAATGGCCTACGCCTCCGGACGTACAGGCCAGTTAATATCAGGCGCAACTGACAAATCAAGACGACGTAACGTGGTGCGATATGCGCGTAATGCCGTCAATTCAGCTTCTTCATCAGCAGAAATATCACCGTCCTGCTGTGCAGCTTCCAGCCAATTAATACGTGTTGTTGCTTCAGCCATACGTCTGTCACGTTCCGAAGCTGCGATAGACTGGTAATCCCGAATTTGCTGTAATTTTCCGCCTTTGTAAAACCAGTCATCGCCCAAGGTCACACGGAGGTTCTCTTCTGTAGCAGGAACTTCAACCGCACTCAGATTAACCGGAAAAAACGCATTAACATCTGTCGTAAAGGTTCTCACCCGGCCATCATCGTCATAGCCAATTTTCAGCGTGGTTGATTCGTCAAATAACCCTCTAATTTCATACCAGTCATTACCTTTTTCATCCTGCAAATACATGACGCTTTGACCGTCTATATTCTTAGGCTTATTGGGGTCGTCAGGTATATAAGGGGTAAATTTACCGAAACTCTGCATGCTTATTCCTTATGGCCTTAATTAAGTACATACCAAGTGTTATTAACCAATTTTCTTGTATAGCGGATCTGAATCCAGCCGACGTTGCTGGAACCACCCACCATTGAAAAGTTGTACATAGCAGCGCCATCAGTCGGTCGCATATAACCTCGCCCGTCCCAAAACTGAAATTCAGTAGGCGCGGTCAGATCGATATTCTGGACAAAGTTCTGCAAAACCCAGCTCATGGTCGCGTAAGCTGATAAGTCAGTAGCCGGTGGTGGGTTATGCGGCGAGTAAACTCTGACATCCTGGCTACCATTGAATTCATACACACCACCTTTGGCACTGATGTACGACTCAGACCTTAAAGGCTGAATACTGTTATTCACTCTATTGGCGAAACGGAAAACATGGGCATTGTTGGTATACACATCCAAAATACCGTCACCGTTCTGCTTAAGACCAGTGTCGTTATCGCCCAAAGCAACTGAGTGGCCGCCGAGGGCATTCGGTGTTCCGATACCCAGACAGCCATTGATCGTGCCACCAGCAATAGGCAGCGCTCCTACATCACCGGCAGTCGGCTTAAATGCTGTGGTGTAGTCAATCACCCACGACACACTTTCAGACATATCGCCATTCCATGTCTGACGGGTAGCGCTCGTTCCGTTATGTGAGAAATATTGCTGTACCCATGCATCCCCTGTTCGCCCTACGAACAAGAAACCGTAGCCATACAGTTTGCTACCATCAGGAGTCATAGGGAAATCGGCTACAGTGGCAGTATCTGAAACAGATACCACCCACCATCCCGGCGTCGCGGCAGATGCCATCCTACCGTTGTTACCAATTGTCCCATGGGGATTTAATGGTATAGCTCCGACATTGCGTAAAAATGATATTTTGTCGGGAATATCCGCGCCATTCTGGTCTTTTTGCAACGCGCCAGCAGCCTTATTAACCGTTTGCTGTAAACCGATATTCTGAACAAACAAAGGCGGATTTGGAATATCAGCGCCGTTCCGGTCTTTAGCCAGTCGCGCATTCGCATTATCCATTGCGATTTTGACTGCCACTGGAGTAGCGGCCTGTGTTTCACTGGTGCTGTTCACTGCGCTGTTAAGTTGAACCAGCCCTCTTTGTTGTGTCGTGCCATCGAGGACACCAATGGATTCACGCGATGCTTTTTGTGCTTCCGCGCCCCGCGCTTTTATCTCTTTCAGGTTCTGGTCAATGCGCAGGAATAACCCATCGCCTGTTGCAACATTCAGCGTGATATTTGAGGTATCAGATACCGCGAGGCAGAACTGCATATTAACGCTGACGCCACCAACAGGCTTATCGATCGCCGGGCAGTTTGCCACTGCATAAAGCTCCCCAGCATCAGTCATCAGGCCAACTTCACGGACAGTAAAACCGCCCACATCTGTCGGCAAAACTATTTTCGCCATCAACTGTGTGGACTGTTCGGGGGACACAACCAGATCCGCAATATCCCCCCGGTATGTTTCATTAATCAGCCGTATTTGTGCCGGATCGGGTTGCACCTGTTTACCATTACTGTCACCGACCACAAACTGCGTAAGTACAATCCGGCTACCACTGGCAATGGCTTCAGCCTCCAGTTCCTTGCCCCGGTTGGTGATAATAGAATAATAATCAGCCATGAGATTCCCCGGTAAATATGTCCACGTCTATATGCGCTGTGGTCGCCCCCGCAATATAAATAGCTCCGTCCATCCCGACATTCGCCAGCACATCAATTTTACTCAGATAGCTGCGCAGATTTTTTGCCCGGTCAGTAAGTTGACGGATCTGATGATAGAGGGCGTCACTCACGCCCTGGCTACTTTGCACCTCTATCCGAAAGGTATACGGCGCTGCATGCGGTGTTTCCTCCCACCACTCCACAACTGTTGTGGGAAGATTTACGGAGGCCAGCGAACGCCTTACTGCCCCGGCAGTGCCCCTGTGTTGATGAACATATGCAGCATCTTTTATCACCTGCCTCTTTTGCGTCTCTGTCCAGTTATCATCCCAGAAATCAACGGCATGCTCCCAGGCAAGCCACGGGAGAAGGTGTGCCGGACAAGTGTCCGGATTTCTTGCTTTGCGCACCATGTTGGTATCAAGGGTCTCGATTTGCTCCGCACCGGCCTGCTCCTGAGCTCGCTCTTCGGGGAATGCGCCTGGAGGCAGCAGGGATCTAAATTTACCCACCATTGCTGCTTACCCCCCTGCGTGTGACATTTATGGCGGTACACCACGGCGCCTTACCAGCTTCCGCTTCAATATCCGCTACCGGGGAAATGAGCCTTACCCGAACCACTCCAGCTTGCTGTAACGAGGCATAAATTGCGGATAACGGCACTACAGCTTTAATCCGATGGGACAGCAGGGTGTATGCACGTAAAGCATTAATTGCGTTGTTCAGAACCGCTTGCGCATCCGGCCCCTCGGGGATTTCCAGCTCTGCTGTTACTGCATAATTTGCAATTGTGGCGCTTTTCACTGTCACATAATCAGTTAGCGGGCGAATCTCATCGGCATTCAGTGTGCTGTTTACCTTACCCAGCAACTGCTGCCCTGCCGTTCCGTCCCCCGTCCGGGAGAGAACATACACATCAACATAACCCGGTCGATTGTGCGTTTCCGGCCCATAAGCATCCGCATCCAGCACATCGGTATCAGCTGATTTGGCATGAAAGCGGTAAGAATTTCGTGCGCCAGCGGTATTCAGCTGTGCCCACGAAAGCTGGATACGCTCACGAAATGCGTCATCATCTTCCAGTAGCGGCTCTATTGGTGGGACCGCATCTGGCTCACCGGGTTTAATAATCTGTCGCCTGACGTTGAACGCCGCGCCTATCTGATCAAGGTCAGCGTCTCTGGCGCTCGCCAGAAATACCGCTCGAACTGCATCATTAACCCGCTGAAAAGCCAGCGTCAGCTGGTAGGCATTCACCTCCCCCTGTTTAAATGTCGGATCAGACTCCACCAGCGCATCAAACTGCTTATCCAACTCACGCAAACGCGCCAGCCAGCGGGAGAAAATCTCTGCCGCATCAGGTACCACAATGGCATCCGGCACAGCGAGTTCGGACAGGTTAATTACGTCATAGCTACTTGCCATAAATCGTTATGTCCCCCGTTTTAACAAGTAAATTGGTTTCCTTGTTGATCCCCTCGATATTCACAACACAGCCAGACTCTCCTTCCGGAAAAGAGACAAGCACGCGCGTCACTTTCAGCCGGGGTTCCCAACGGGCCAGTGCTGTCGCTGACGCGGCAATCATCCGCAGGCGGGTAGACTCATCCCTGGGATTATCCAACAGCGAAAACAGTTCACTGCCATAATCACGCACGAGAACACGGCTTCCGACGGGGGTGTTAAGAATGTCGCTTACGGACTGGCGCAAATGGTCTACGCCAGACAGGCGTTTGCCAGTCCGGTTGTTTACACCGTTCATGATAACTTCCGTTGCTAAATCGCTGGATGGAGGAAGGGTTAACCGAAGTAAGCAGGCCCCGTTTTATCCTGCTTTTCCGATTTTTTAAAAGATGTTACGGGCTTACGGACATCGACTACCAGATTGTAGGTATAACTGAATCCGGAAGGTGTCAGGGAAAAAGCCAGAGATTCAACCACCCAGGTCCTGTCCTCACGGGAACCAAAACCAGAGGTGGTAACACCCGATTCAGCAGTCAGCAGAACATGCTTCGGTCGGCATGGCCCTGTAACCGTCATTTTCTGTTCGTTCCGCTTTGCCAGTGTTTTTCTGGCTTTTGCCTGCTGTTCAGCAGTATTTTTCTCAGACTGAGTGTATGGATTCGTCATTGCCGGGCCATCATGTTCGACGGAGGCGGTTTTTGTCTTTCCATCCATTTCGTCGTAATAACGAACGCCTATTTTCTCTTTTGACTTGCCTTCTCTTCCGGTAGCTTTGCCCGTGGAGCTACCACGTTGCCCCTCACTGTATGACCACTCAGAGACATCTTCCGGTGTAATGGTGATCCTGCGAGTCTGTTTCCCAGAAGCCGTTGCCGTAGCCCCCTGCTGTAAAAAAAGCCAGTAACCACCTGACGGTTTACTCACAGCATTATAGGTCCGGGCCAGCCTCGAGAGCAGATTGGCATCAGATTCTGCCACCTGATCGACATGGCTGATGTGAATATCTTTCAGTACATCAGCCACTCGAGGAATAAGCCCGTTATCTACGGCCACTGTCTTGACAAGATCCTCAAGGCGAAGATTATCCCAGCTTCTCGTTTTCTGGCTTGTAACGTCACCAGGTTGCTTCTGGGCATTCATCGGCGCAGCAGTAGCATAAATCTCAATGCGTCTTGGCGGTCCACTACTGGCAACTCCGCTGACAACAAACCAGCCTTTATCTACAAGTTGATCATTAAACCCCAGAGCGACCTGAAGCCTGGCTCCTTTTGAAGGAAGTGCCAGCGTTTCAGAAATCAGTGTGATTTTCAGTTCATCGGCTTTCGCCATCGCCCCTCCATAATCCGTCAGTATCAGCTCAGAAAGGCACTGTTGCAGCGTCCGGGTAATATCCTTACCTTCTGCCTTTATGCTGAATGCCGGTCCATATTCAGGCGATGTAATCTGATTGGCCATATTAATCCCACAAACTAAAAGGTGAGTCCTCAACGGGCGGTGCCAGATCAGGCAGGGTGATAAGCAGACCTGAAGGATAAACTGCCCCGTAATCGGCCAGACCCTGATTTGCCTCCAGAACCTGTATTACTGAATAAGAGAGTGATTCAGTTCCATAATAAGTAGCGCAAATGGCGTCCAGCACATCACCATCACGGGTTTGATATATCGTCGGCATAGTGTTTCAGCGTCATGGTCCAGTTTTTATTGCGATGACCGCCACCCGGCAGGAAACGGTTCGTTGTGTCGGTAAAATCAATCACTACCCACCATCCCAGAACATCCCCTTCCCCGCTGACCAGTTGCTGCGGCTTCGCTTGGTCGGCAAGCACAAACAAGTCATTGACGGGGTCCACACCTTTACGAAAAAAGGCATGCGACTGACCTTCAAGCCTGACAGTGCGCCCTGGCTTTCCGGTGTACTGGAGAAGATCCTGTTTACCAATGCGCTCCTGTTCGCTCCAGCGCCAGGTCGCTTCGCGGGTTAACTGGTTATAGGCCGTTGTATCAATCGAAAAAGCAAAATTACCCAGCATCATCATGACTCGGACCGTTTCGACCGAACGCAAGGCTCCTGCTTTTTGCAGGCCGAACTCATCAATCAAAGGCGTGAAGTCATTCACCAGACAAGCCCCCCATCGGTCAGACTGTTATCACCGTTAAAAGCAGAATGGTTTCTGGTTACAGAGGTCAGCTTATCTGCAATGGCTTTCTCATCCTGCCCAGGTGCAGCATTAATTTCGAAGTGATAATCAAACTTCCTATTATCGATAATCTGCCTGGAAGGGAACTGTTTATCCAGTTCGTCCATTTTCTGCAGCAGGGTTTCCCAGTAACCGCCTGTATTATCTTCCTGTGGTTTGACAGAACGCGGAGCCGTGACTTTCTGTTGCGGTGAAGGAAGCGTAATCTCTGGATAAACTGCATCAGGCGATACTGACAACGCATAATTTCCCCATGCTCCTGCGCTGTTTTTTGTTGCCGAATCATGCTCTGTGATGCCTTCGCGGTTCTGCTGCAAAGTGGCGTTCCAGTTTAATAACGTTTCGTTACTTTTCGGGGTCAGATATTGTTCAACAGACTGGTTAAAGGCTTCATCATCCGAGTCAAAACCAAAATAACCACGAGTCGATGTCCAGGACTGCTTAACTTTTTCCGGTAATTCTGGATGTGTTTTTAACTGCTGTTCAAACCATTCCCCCTGTCCGTTTCGCTGCGCTGTCAATCTGGCGATGTCGACGGAACCATTTCTGGCGAGCGCCTGCAGGACATCGCGCTGATCTTCCCGTTCATCCGGCAACAGCCAGGCCAGTTTTTTAGCCAGCGCATACACAATTTTGCCGACAAAAACTACGCCCTGGCCGAAGGACAACACCCCTGGATAAAGATCGTTACGCAGGAAAGTGACTATACGTTTGACGCCACCACCTTTGAACCAGTCAGACAGATCGTCCGTTAACCGCCGGATATCAGGAGCCAGTTCATTACCCAGTTGCCCGGAAATTTCCGCAACCGCCGAAGAGAACACCGTTCGCAGATTGCTGATGGCCTGATTACCGGCAATGGCTCCCTCGGCGCCCTCACGGGTCACAAGGTTATAACGCCGTTGCTCATCCATTAGTTCCCGGTAGCTTCTACCTGACTGTTTGATCAACATCAGTAACTTACTGGCTTCCCCCCCAAAAAGAGAATCCAGCGCAAAAGACGCTTTCGCCTCATCCTGGAGGCTGAGTGCACGCTCAACGATTTTATCGAACTGAGCCATATCACTGAGCCCGGCAAAATCACCCGTCTTAAAACCGAGCGTTTCAAAGGCATCCTGAAGTGAACCCTGTTTCCCGTTCTGTTTATACTCACCCGCTTTGTGCAGATACTCTTCAAAAAGGTCACCGATGTTTTCGGCATTCATATCGTACTGTCGAGCCAGCGAATCCCAGGCATTAAAAGTGGCTACATCCACGCCATAGCTTTTCGCCACACTGGCGCGGGTGGCGGTTTCGGCATTCGTTGCCGCTGGCGCGATAAGCGTACCGAGCGCTGAGGCAACCACCCCACCACCACCGAACGCCAGCCCAGTGCCAAACATGCCACCGACCTGTCCAGCAATCCCCATCCCTCGCCGGAATAATCCCTTTCCGGCTCCTTTGAATGCCTCAATCCGCTGCGCTTTTTGTATCTGGGCATTCAGTTTCTTCTGTTCCGCCCCGGTCTTCCGGATCTCCCTGGAGACTTCGCTATAACGGCGTTTCAAATCCCCCAGACTTTCGCCCGCCAGTTTCGCACGCTTAATTTCGGCAGCCAGTTTAGTCTGGTCCTTTGTCAGCCGTTCTGAGCGTTTCCCGACATCTTTCAGGCACTGTTGCAAGCCCTCAGCCGAACGCTTCCATGAACTGTCCAGGTTGCCGCCAAACGTGATAACGGCTTTAAGATTCTGGCCTATTCCGCCCACGATTCATCATCTCCAGTTCATCAGTGAGAAAATCAGAGAAAGTACTGAACGGCATATCCAGATAGTCCGACATCGGAAAATGCAGTCGCCGTCCCAGGAGTCTTATCGCCCGGAGGAGATGTCTTTCGGACGTTTCGCGGGCGGAAGCATAAAAACATTGAAGGCGTCCAGTAATTGCGCATAGTCTGCAGCCGTCAGTTGCCAGACATCCTTTTCACTGAGGTTGCACAACAGCGCAATCATCCGGGCTTCTTTTTCTTCTTCGTTGCCACGATCTTTTGCATGAGCAATACGGTCACGCACCAGCGGCTCACGCATCGTTACTTCGTCAAGGACAACGCCACCGTCGAGGGTGACAGGGGAAAATAGTCTGATAACACGGGTTTCACCGGGAAAATGCATAACCACCTCCATGAAAAAACGGCCCGCAGGCCGTCAGTCAGTCGAAGAAAAGGGAAAATCAGAGACGAACTTTTGCTGCCAGTCCGGAAAGCAAATCGACTCCATTCACGCGGCGGGAAAAACGCTCGGTATCAATGGCAAACAGCTCGCGCCCTTCCAGCGTCTGTCGGTAATAACTGACAGCAATATCGACCGTGATGGCATTTTCAGAAAGATTGTCCTTGCCCCGTGCATCCGGTGTAACGGCCTGAACAAATCCCTCAATCTCCTCAACGGTGCCGCGTGCAGTGCCGTTACCGAGATACCCCTGATAGGCAGTAAAACGGGAACGGCTGCCACTGACAAAACCGAAGCTGGCCAGCATATCCGTATCCAGACCGTAAAATTTCACCTGACAGGTCAGCGCTTCCATCCCGTCATCAACGGGTGTCGGCGCATCCTGGGCACCCGTTCGCAGGTCTGTTTTCACGACAGTCAGCGACGGCGGCGTAAACTCATGCGCTCCCTGAATACGGATCCCTTGCCGGAAAAAAGTCCAGGCGCGTAGTGTATTTTTATCACTCATGCTGCCAGCATCTCCTCAAGCGCATATTTGTTATTCACCCGAACGCGCAGGCTGATAAGTTCTGTCGGCGATTTCGGCCCAAAGTCATAGTTGATATACAGGACACCTGCCGCCATGCTCTCTGCTGAATTCAGTTCTTCGTCCAGCCAGGCACGACCGCCGAAGATGGCACCCAGCCCAACCAGTTGTCGCATGAAGGCATTAATGGTGCCGATAATGTCATCGGCATTTTCCCGATCCAGTGGACGGTCAACATACTCCAGCATGGTTTCCTGGATACTATCCTCGATAACATCTGCCGTGCGTCGCACGGATTCAAAGCGCCACTGCGGATCTGTTGCACACAGACGGTTTCCCCAGTGTTTAAAGCCCGCACGACGGATGATGGTGGACACGTTCTGCATATTAAGCAGGTTTGCATCGCAGTTTTCATCCCCGAGAATAAACTCGTCAATCTGCTCCACACCGAGGATATTGTTGATATCCTGATTCGATTTACTCCACCACCAGCCTTTTTCATAGTCAATTCGGGCCCGCAGACCAGCAGCAAACGCGGAGTACGGACGATAAACCAACTGCCCTTCGGCATTGCTGACCTGAACGCGCGGACGCAACAGTTCGGTGCGGGCACCATAGGACTGACGGCGCTGCACCACCTCCTGAAGCGAAGCACCGGAAGCACAATCAACATAAGCCACAGCGCGTAATTTTCCGGCCACAGTTTCCAGAGCTTTACCAACCGCATCATCTTCACTGAATCCCGGTGCAATCACGATACGCGGCTGATACGTTGTAACGGATTTTGCTGATGACAGAAGCCCAATTCCTTTCAAAACTGCGGCGCGTTTTTTCGCTTCGTCAGTTTCATCAGCCACCCGCACCACTACCGTCAGCGCATTACGTTGATCGTTGATGTCCGTTAGTGCCTGTTTGAGTGTCCCACTATCACCCAGTCGGTTAATCAGTGCGGTGCCAGCCACAGCCACTGGCGTATTCAACGGAAAAGGCTCATCTTCACCCCCTTCCAGTTTTACACTGAACGGGGCCACCAGACCGTCACCACTACCTTCGGCCTCCACTTTGCCCCCATCCAGCACATTGACGACACTGACCACATCAGTGGGTCTCGCCGTTATCACGCCATGTTCATCACACCCCAGAATCACTGTTAGTTTCCGTTCAGAATCATCCCAAGAGGCCGATGTGTTAACGGCCTGCAGACTCTCTGTTTCCGGTACCGCCGCCACTGCGTCCACCTGGATAATATTGCCAGCCTTGCCCGCGACCTTTGCTCTGAAATTCAGGACATTATCCAGAATCGGTGTCCCGGTAGTGACAGAAGCTGCACTCCCGGCAGAGGCATCCGGCGCAGTCCCCACCAGACCAATAATGGCGGTCTGGATCGTAGTAACCGCCACGCTTCCCGAGGTCAGTTCGATTGTTTCAACACCATGTAACTGAGACATGTTTTTCTCCAGGCATAAAAAAACCTGCCGCAGCAGGTCACATTTTCTGATTAGGTTTCTTCGTGGTCCCGCCACTGTCTCCGGGGTGGTCGTGGGTATTAAATGTTTGCCGGATCCCACTCATGCTGCCGGTTTTATCCGTAATCTCCTGCGAGGCACCAATGTTGCCCTTCACGATTGTGTCAGCATTAATCTGAGTTTTCCCCTGTACAGTCAGGGTATCCGTGACTTCAACCGGGCCATCCAGTGTTCCTTTCCCCACAATTTTGTAAGAGCCACCACTCGTCAGCGTGATCGTCAGGGCATGCGCCGCCCTGTCATAACGAATCTCGGTTCCGTCGCTGTATCGGGTGATGTGCTCACTGTCACTACCTTCCGGTACGGGCAGTTTTCCCGTGTTCCAGCCGGGGAAAACACGCCCGTTATTTAACTCACCGGCCTCCGACAACACCGTCACAGCATCACCGACGGCATAAGGATTTGAGTCAGCTCGGTTTGCTCCGGAAAAGCCCTGACATAACGGTAGCCAGGTGGTGACGATATCCCCGAGATCAACCCGGCATTTGGGGATGCCGTCATGCCGAACAGAATGAATCACACCGCGCCGTACCAGATTCGCCAGCCTACGCTGTAAATCCCCCGCAATATCACTCATCAGTACTCGCCTCCCAGATAAGGTGGTAGTCATCCACATGCTGACGCCCCGTATCCGGTACAGCGCCCAGCCACACCTGATTCAGCGGCATACCGGTTCTGGCGAACGGATCCACGCCGAAAGCCGCACTCTGGGTAAACGACACCCGCCACACCAGATAGTCATCCATACGTGGATCAAATTCATCACGCTCGGCAGCAGTGAATACGGCGGGTGAAATGTGTGTCAGGCCAAACTGCTGCCCGTCAATCCACTGTGTAATATCTGCCGCCGCTGTTCGCAGGAAGATTTCCGGGCAACTGAGACCGGACGCTGCATCGACCACCACAAAAAGATCACACGAAAGTTCAACATTGAGTTGCCCCTCGTTGCCGCCGTTCTGCTCCCAGCTGTTAATGGTGAAATACACGGCGGGTGTCACCAGCCCGGTGAAACGAGGGATATTTTTTTCAGGATAGGCTCCAGCGTCACGTACCCACGTTATCTTTTTCAGCGTACTGGTAACCGCCTCGTGGTATCGCGCCAGAGATAAAGGTTCAGCCATTGTGACGACCTCATACAGATACCCGGGCTTTCACACGCCCTCGGATATCCATTTCAAAATGGTGCATGAAAATTTCCATCGCCTCGGCAAAGGCGTTGTCTTCTATGTAATTCAGCATCGGTTCGTAAATATCCACCTCCGCTTCCCGGGTACGGCGGGTATGCGGATCACGAATGACCACCGTTCGTCGGTTCTCACGTTTTGAGCGGGCGACTTCCCCGTTTTCGAAGATCAGTGCCGAAAGCAGGCTGCCTTTAGGCGTAAACCCGGCATTTTTCGTCTGTCGCCGCGCTTTGATAAAGCGCCCCGTAGATTTATCCCGCAGGGTATGGTGCGGACGTAACCGTCCGTTAATACGCCCTTTCAGGTCTTTCACCTTAATGGCGTTGAGACCGAACCAGAGCCTGAAGTTATCCAGTCGGGAACCTCTGTCGAGGCGAAAAAAGAGCAGACGACGACGCACCAGTCCGATACTTCGCGGGGCCAGCCCGTCTTTCAGATCCGCCAGCGTTTTTTTGCGCAGTGTCGCAGCGGTTCGCCTGAGCGCCCGGGAGTAAGCCGCCCGAAACTGTTTTTGTGTGGCACCGATACTGTCCGCAATCTGCCAGATAGCATCCACATCAATATCGACAGGTAAATCCCGTCGCAGTCTGGATCCTCGCGCCATATCAGCTCCATTGTTCAATCGGCGGCTGGACGTTTCCCGGTGCGCCATAGGCCAACGTGACACGGGTACGTCCGGCTTCGTTCACACCGACATGTGTCACCCGGTAACGAACATTGTTCACCACAACCTCATCATGCTTTGACAACCCGGCAATATCCGCCGTCATGGCACTGAAGGCCGGGGCGTGATTGCTGATTTCCCCACCGCCCGGTACGTTGACCGGTGCATCCGGCGTTTCAAAAATTACATTCACCGGACGGCATTCATTACCGATGTGAAGCACTGCCGGACATGCTTCAGCAAAGAGTCTCGTTATGCGGGCATCTGCCCGCATCAGCCGTTCATGAAAGTTGCGCATCAGTAACCCAGGCGAACACACACGGTGGCGTCGCTGGTCTCTGCGGCTGCCCATACGGTGCCCACCAGCGCATTACCTGATTCTGTTGCTGTTAACGTGGCAGTATCAGACTTGAGATATACCCGTTTACCCTGCGTCAGTTCCTCGGCCTCTTTGGGTAATGTAAAAATCCCCGTGGTATGCAGTACACCAGTGCTCCCCTGCGAAATATCCGCATGAGCCACCCCGACCAGATTGTCTTTGACGACCAGTTCCCCGGATACGACGGTTTTTCCGCTGTCGTTCACCCACTCAACGGTCGTTCCGTCCTGAACATAGTTTTTTGACATTTTCACCTCCGGTATAGGCGACACCCGGCGGTGTCACCTGAATAAAAAAACCGCCTGATGCGGCGGTGAATTACTGTTTTTTAACTTTGACCATGCCGCGCCAGTCAAGCGGCGCCACCCCGGCATCGATGCGAACCTTGAATGCCGCCCCATCAACGGTAAAGCCCTGCTGCTGTTCCAGATACGGGGTATCAATACCGTCAAGGTAAGCCACTTCGATCGTGTCACGGCCTTGTTCTGCCACCAGGTAATAATCGGTCGGGCTGCTGTCATCCAGACGAGCTTCTGACAGAACGGTGGCAAAGTTCTGGATCGGGTTGACGATCCCACTGTTGGCATCTGCCCCCGGCACGCTGGCAGACTTAATTAACTGATTCGCTCGCGATTCAATGGCGACAGGTGTCAGCATAAAGGCCGGACGAATGTTCAGGCGGCGGCTACCAGACTTTTGCAGCAACATGGCCTTGCGCCCCGCATCCAGCCCTTCAACGGACAGGTCTGCGGTCACAAGGTTGCCGTGATCGGCATGGAAAAGCGGCTTACCGTCGGCCATTTTCGGGTTGCTGGTCAGCACGGCCCAGACAAGATCGCCCACCGTAGTACGCGCTGCGGCCCCCATAGCCATCGGAATACGGGTCAGCATATCCAGGTCATCGTTGATGATGGTCTGGCGGTCAATACTGAACAGCTCGCCATACGTGGCCAGCGCGATGGGTTCACCGCGATCTTTAAGGGTCACATACTTATATTCAGCACCCGGATGCACCTGTCGCAGTGTCGGAAAGGCTTCCAGCCCCACACGATGCGCAGTTTTAAAATCTGACAGCGTACCTTTGCGGGTCCATTGTTCAAAGGTTTCACTGGCGCTGTCCCAGCCCTGCAGCGCCGCTTTATGGGCCACATCCATCAGGATATTGCCAAAATCACTGCTACTGTGGGTGAATGCCAGCCCCACCATTGCCATCGGTGCGGAATGCCCGGAAATGCCGATGCCGCGATCAACCAATGAAGCACGTGCCAGTTCGCGCAACGTATAGCCGTTATAAGCATTGTCTTTCTCTGCTTCGATATACCCGGCCCGGGCCATCACTGACGCACGGATGGAATCGCCCACCAGATTGCCATTGCCCGCATAGATGTGTGCTGCTCCCGGCCCTGCACAGGGCGTGGTGCCCGCCGCCAGCGCCTGCAACAGTCGGTCACGCGCCTTTTCAGCCGAGCAGGTGAAATCGCTCAGACACTCCGCTTTCAGCGAGGCAAATGTCGGAAATGCGTCAAACACGGCAGAGACAGCACTTACACGCTCCGCATTGGCGGCCTGCATCTGCTGCTGCAACTGAGTGGCCAGTGCCGCAATATCGACTGAACCAGGCTGTGATGCGGCCTGAGGCATCTGCGGTGCCGGAGGCTGGATATCCAGCTGTGGAGTGACCGGTGTTTCTGCTCGCGGAGCAAAAAGAGCGTTAACCTGTTTTGGCATATTCTGGTAATCCTTCAGTTTATTTTGATTCACACAAGCCGCAGCCTGTAATTCAGGTTCAAGGGAATCTGCAAAGCCTTTTTCCACGGCCTCAGCGCCGCTGAGCCAGGTTTCCGCTTTCAGCATTGCTTCCAGCTCCTCTTGTCCCAGCCCAGTTTTGTTCATGTAGGCCGACAGCATCAGTGCCTCATTGCGATCCAGCCAGTCTGCATAATCACGCATATCATCGGAATCTCCGGAGATCCCACCCCAGGGCTTGTGCACCATGATCCAGGCGTTTTCCGGCATATATACCGTTGCCCCTGGAAGGCAGACAATCATTGAAGCCATGCTGGCGGCAACACCATCCACCCAGATATCCACCTTCGCTTTCAGGCGTGACAACGTGTTAAAGATGGCGAAGCCCTGCATCACATCACCACCCGGACTGTGGATATGCAGATCAATGGTGCTGGCCTCAAACACCCCCGCGTCCTTACAGTCGGCAACAAACTGCTGCGCAGTGATACCCCACCCACCAATCACGTCATAGAGGAAAATTTCCACCCGTCCGGTCGCCTGTGCACGGATTTCGTACCAGCACTGACCGTTTGCGGCATCGACACCCGCAAGGCTGGCGCGGGGATTAATCATCATCCCGCGACGGGGCGGGCTTATCATTTGCTGCATCAGGGAGCACTCCTTTATCGTTGGCGGCGTCGGAATCGAACACCAGCCCGTTTTGTCGGTTAAATTCGGTTTCACGCATACGCTGGCGTTTGACCTCCTGCGGCGACTGCCCACGGGCACGGATCCACTCAGCTTCCGTTCCGGCACCACCACGCAAAATGGCCCGCCATGCTGCGGCCTCTTTGACGGGATCAATCCACGGCATTACCGGGCCAAGATAGGTCGCATTAAAAAGTGTGGTTTTGTCTATATCAGGAGGGATATCCATATTAAGCAGCGCCATCGCCAGCCAGGCGCGGTACACCGGACGGCTGAACTGCCCCACAAACCATTGCTGCAGGACGTTATAGCCTTCGTAACTTTCCACCAGTTCCTGGCGCTGTGCGCTGTAGGTCCCGTTATAGTCACGGGCAATACTGGAATAGCTGCCGCGACTCCCGGCGGCGACCGCCCGCAACTGCCCATTGCGAAACTCATGGAGATGAACGTTCGGACGGTTTGACTCAACCATGCCAAGATCTTCACCCGGCCCCAGGTCGTCAAAAATCATGCCCGGCGCAATATCAAAGTGACGGTACTTTTGCTCTGAGGGTTTCCAGTCTTCATATGCCGGAAAACTGGCGGCATCACCGCGTTTAATGTAGAAGCCCAGCGCAGCAGCAATACGGGCCGCCACACGTTCGCTCTCCTCGTAATCCTTTATATCGCCCAGACGGCGGATCACCCCATGAAGCAGGCTTACACCGCGTAACTGGTGAAGGCGCTTACGCAGGGCAATGTGCAACATGTTCTCTGCCGAAACAGTTTTCAATTCAGCGCTGAAGCGCGTCATATTGGCCGGATGATATTTGTAAACCCGGTAACCAACAGGGCGGCCCCAGTCGTTGACGATAATCCCCTGGCGGATCTGCTGCCCCGATATGCTGTTCAGATTAAGCGGAACAAAATCAGCCTCCAGCAATTCCAGTGAAAACGGAACACTGCTTGCGTGTGTCAGTCCGGCAACGGGGCCACGCACCAGCTGCGCGAAAATCTCTCCGTCACGCAGTGCTGAACGCAGCGCCAGTCGCTCGGCTTCCGGACGGGTCAGCATCCCCGTCACCTCCGGACGAACCGACCATTCGGACCAAAGTGCTGATATTTTTGCCGCAAATTCTTCATGCAGCTTACCGTCCAGGCCGAGCGGTTGCGGTTCTACCTGGATCCCCTGGGCACCAATGACCCGTTCTTCCAGCTTATCCAGCAGGCCGATCACAATGTCATGGTCTTGATCCAGTGCCCGCGCCTGCTCTCGCAGAGACACGCCAGCAACACCCACCGCAGTATCTGCCGAGCGACTCTCACGTTTTGTTTTGTTCACTCTGGAGGGGTGCGCTGCCTCATACGCCCGAAGAAGCATCTTATTTCTGGCGCGCGAAACAGCCCACCCTGGCGCAATAGCGCCAAGTGCCCTGTCGAAAATACCCATGGATGACCTTACAAAAAGTTAGCGAGTTTGAAGGTGTTGCTGCGACCATTGACGGCCTGCCAGCGTTTTTCCCAGTATTCAAGCTCTTTACGAAGTGCGACGGGATCATGATTGGTAATGGCGCGACCATTCACGCCTGTAAAAGACACGCTTTTCCCGTCAAGAGAATCACGGTAAGCCTGTCGAACCGTAACCAACATTTGCTGGATTTCAGATTTCGTCATAGCCAGCCTCCGTTGCCACTGACACCCAGCCAGCCGCCAGAAAGTGGGCTGGCCTGTTCAGTGACGGCAACCGGAGATGAACGAGCGGGTATCGTTTTTTTCACTACCATCTCCCCGGGGCGTTCCCCGTCAATAATGTCCGGATTCGTGTCCTGAGATGCCGCCCAGGCTGGCGGTTGCTCCCAGTCACGGATTTTTTCGTAACCGCGCAGAATGGCAACGGCGTGGGCATAGCAGAACAGGTCGAATGCTTCGTTGTTCCCTTTACCTGGCTTGCGCCATTTTCCGTCGCTTCCCCGCTCCTCATACGTCAACTCCTCGTAAAACCACTCCCCGAGCCAGTCGGGAAAATGGATATACCCGGCTCCCGGAGTTTCACGCTCCAGGTTATTGCTGAGTTGATCTTTGAGCAGGTCAGTCTGCAACAGATATACCGGCACTTCGCCACGGGCATCAGCCCGGCGATCGCTTCGTCCGGTATTGTCAGGGTGTGTTCTGGTGATCAGTTTCTGGCGTCGGGTGCTGTCCCCCTTTATCAGATAAACCCGTTTCCCCAGGCCATCGCGGCGGCATTTGCGCCAGAATTTATACGCGTTATCCGTCACGCCATCCTCACCACCGCTGTCGACTGCCATAGCCAGCACAGGCATTCGCCGGAATGGATTTGACTGGAGAGGATACGTTTTTTCCAGCACATCCATGATCAACAGCTGCCAGTCCTCAGGGTAAGAGCCAGGGTGAACCGGAAGCGCCTCGCCATTTTCATCACAGCGCAGGGACTGACGAATGTTATAGCGATCCACTAACCAGCGTTCGCCGTTCTCACCATAACCGATTATCTGTACTACAAAACGGCGTTTCTTCCCGCCCTGCACATCCACCGATGCCAGCAGAAAACGCACCTTTGGCGGCACCAGGCGTTTACCGTAGTCCTCCGCCCGCTGCATCAGCACATCGGCCCGTCGCTGTTCGGTTGCTGCACGCGGAAGATAAGGCAGGCCCCAGTCAGTGTTGATCACCGTTTTCAGTGTTTCTTCACTGCCCGTGGTTTCATAGTCCTGTTCTGCCGTCAGTAACTTGTAAACCAGTTGTGCCCAGGTCTGGTAAGCCGCAGCGGGCCCCTCCATCCAGAATGACGCAATTCGGGAGCGTCGGGCATCACCCGTAATACTCCCTGTTTTATCAATTAGCTGACCTTCACGAAGCCAGACACCACGTCCGTTAAGCTCCCTTTTTTTATCGGCGGTGATCACCCCGTTACAGTGCGGGCAGACGATATGCGCAGCTTCACTGGCTTTAACCGGATCGGCAATCTCCCGGTAACCTGTCATCGCCTCCATAGCTGGTTGAAAGTAATCCCCACAATGCGGACATGGCCAGTACCAGCGACGGCGATCGCCGCGATTATATAAAGCCAGGATTCCGGTGGTGGGTGGCGCTTCATGAGGTGATTTTCGCCGCCATTTGGTATTGGTGATTTCCCGACCAGGCGAACTCTCCACCAGCGTCATGCCCGCAGACATAAAGGTGGTGGTGCGCTTTGAGGCCAGCGAGAAGCCATCGCCTTCCCCGTCAATATCTTCCGGAAATCTGTCGTAATCCGTCAGCGCCACGCATTTGAAATCTGAGGATGACATGATGTTAACGGAGGGCCAGCCAATCTTGAGGTAGTTCCCTGCAAGAAACGTCCGGTCATGGACGTTGTTATCGTTACGCGACGGGCTCAGCCTGCATGCCACTTCCGGGCTGACGCGAAATGTCCTGGCCAGACGTTTTTTGGAGTGTTCACGCGCTTTTTCTTCCGTCATCTGGACGATAAGCATATCCGACGGATCGCAGACAACGTTGTACACCACCCAGCCATCAATCAGGCCAATCGTCTTACCCGTTCGCGCTGGACCAACAAATATGACAGCATCATATTCACGTGACGCCAGGCAGTTCATCGGCTCCACAACATAGGGGGCAAGATGCGGATCCCATTCAACGGAGTTACCAACACCCACCGGAACGCGCATATATTTATGCACGGCCTCGGCAACAGGCATCCGACGCGGTGCCTTTATGATCCCGGCGGTATTCTTTCTGACCTCTGCCGCCGTGGCCTGTCGCATGGCTTACTCCTCTTCTGTCGAACTGTCCTCCTGTTCCGGCGTATCTGCCTGCTCAACCTTCAGGGCTATCTGATCCCGCAGGTCATCAATAACCTTTTGAACCCTGACGACGGCTGATGGTGTCATTGCGCAGTCACGCTCAAGAATATCCGGCAGAGTTTCCAACACCTGAACAACCGCTTTTGCCATTGAGGCAAATTCCCGACTGACTTCTGAGGCCGGGATAAGCTCTCCGGTCTCCTGCTGAAACTTGAGGCGCTCACGCTCAGACTGAAACCACGCCTTACGATCCGGCGGCGTCATTTTGTCAACGGCAACCGGCTCCAGCGTCGGCGTCCTGCCCAGTAATTCCCTGAGAATATCCAGAACCGAATAAAGCTTAAGGCGGGAGTTACTTCCGGGGGCAGGCTCAATATTGTTCAGTCTGCTGGCGACGGTCTGACGATGCAGATCGGTCAGTGCCGCCAGTTGATTAATGTTGAGGCGAAGATTTTTCAGTTCGTTATCCATGATGATGAACAATATTTAACCAAATCGACATCATGAATAATTTCACATTTGAAATATCAACAAGTTAATAGAAAGATGATGATGCCGATAAAATACAAAAAACCAGCCGTTTTCCGCGTGTCCACGTCCCCTCGGTGTTCAGAATCGCCAGGAGGACCCGCGCAAATGATAGTAATGATCAATTGCAGTCAGCATCATCCACAGGTTAACTGTTCAAGCGATTGAAAAGAATTCAACTCGAAAAGCATCCCAGCACACAGCTGATGAAAGATATCTCTTTGATGTACTCGCGCAATGTGCACAAAAAAGCCCCGCAATTGCGAGGCCTGAGTTTATTTCTCTCTCGAACTACTTGTTGTGAATGACAAATAACGATTTACATTTAGGACAAAGCAACGCCTGTTGCTGTCGTACTTTCGTGGTCGACTGTGTGGAATTATGCCCACATATCGGACATATAACAGTCATGCTGGCTACAAGGCCAACGCGACGCATTGCGTTATCAAAATATGACATGATGGTTAACCTTTAAATGAGTGTGGTTTATCATATCATAACCAGTTCATTTATTAACCAGCTATTTTCGTATATTTGACATTATATCGATTTATCATAGTCATGCATGCCTACAGCAATACCAGTCATACCCTGAGTTAGCCGAAGATTAGCAATGAAGATTTTTTCTTTTTTCACCGTAATTGTAACAACACTTCATTAGGCGCTGGAATAATCATCGGGATTCTTCACAACCCAGTCACCTTTCCTGTCCTTTACAACCTCAATAAATTCATCAGCATGAGAATATGAACCGCCTTCATCTTCCCACTCATTTAACGAATGTAACCATTCATCTTGTGTCACGATTTTTCCTGTTACAGTACTACGCAAAAAAATAGTCATAACTATTTAGCCGGTAATTTAAGGAATCGTTTCACTTTGATTATAGGTTACATATCACATAGCATATCTCCTATAGTTCCTGAAAATATATCAAATAAAATTAATAGAACATTTTGATATATATCAAATCATTATCAGCGTTTTCCATGTGCATTTATTCTAACTGCTATACTTTATAGATGACTAATTATTGGAGCTTTAGTTTATGTTTGGTATAAAAAAAGATAAAAACCATATTATTCATGGTGAGCTGGAGGAAAGTTATGGTGAGGCTCTTGAGTCACCTGACCATAAATTTAATGATACAGCAAAAAAATACGCATCCAGAGCAGGGGATGCAGTGCGAACAAGTACAGATAACATCAAGAGTCAGATAGAGACCAATCCAATAACGTGCGTCGCCGTAGCTGCGACCACCGCGTTTATAATTGGTTTTTTGATTGGGCGGCGTTAAATAATAAATGGCTCACACCGAGCCATTTAAACCGTAGAACACTTAAGTAGCAAAAATAAACAATATTGCTTATTTTTCAAATTCCATTTATACGATGTTCTAATCAAATTCTCAACACACAAAAAAACCGCCTAGATTACGACGGTTTATTATGATGCGTATCATTTAGGAGAATCCCTTTCAATTTCGGGATTATCTGGCTCTGTGGGTTCTCCGTCATCTGGATAAATAGGTTTATCTTCTCCAGGGAAGGGTAAATCTTCAGGCATCGGATCAACTATATCAGGACGGTCTGTCATAAAACCACCTTTAAATTACTAAGAAAACAACAAAGCATTATGTTTACTTTTGTGTTCTTTTAGTTTTATTCTTTTCCTCATCATCATTTTTTCTATCCTTGTTCTTAGATTGATCAGGAGATATGTTCATTGAGTAAAAGTTCATGGATAACTCCAATTTATTCTCCAGCACGTCGCTGTAGTTATAGTATAGTTAAAAAAACCATAAAAATTAACGAGGCGGTTATTATTTCGCGTAAACACATCCATGTCATTAATTAATGAGAAATTAAAAAACCATACTTACAATTAATTTACATAATCCTATAGGGCGAGATTATTTTTATGCTTTCTAATTACCCGCATCGCCTCCAAACTTCCTCTGCCTTTTTATCTCTTCAATTTCTCTAATCCCTGCAAGTTGGTTGTTTGCCTTCTCTATTGCTGCAAGAAGAGGTTTAATCCAGAGCACGGCCTGGCAGTACGTCAGCGCGCGGGAGGCAACGGGACTATCACCGGTTGCGTCAGCGTCCCCGGAATCGGAGTACATTGAGCTGGCACGTAAACGGTTCGCGTAGTTGAGCAGCCCGCCAGCGACATCAGCAGGAACAGGCAGATCACAGTTTTTTTCATATCGAAGGATCTCCCGGTATTCGATGACGGTCTTTTCGATACCCGCATCAATGAGTGAATTTAAGCGACCGGCGTTTTCCGCAACCTGATTAAACCGGTTGAAGTTGAAAGCCTGAGTGGTTATTACCGTCGCTTGCAGCGCGTTATCACTGCGCAAAACCCGGTTATCACTCTGAGTCTTTTCCAGCGCTGTGCTGCTGCGCGCCAGTAATACACTGAGAACCGCGATAATAGTTACCGCTGCAATCCCAACAAAAACCAGGGTTCTGTTCACTGGTCTATCCCCCAGCACGCCAGCACGCTTTCCTGGTCCCTCCGTTCTACCTGCCCGTAGCAGCCATTCTTCTGGCCTTTGGTCAGGCGACAATCGCGACCACCGTCTTTAATCCACCAGCGAATCGATTCACATGCACCTTTACGATCGCCAGCATTAATTCGGTTATAGAAGGTTGACGGGAAACATTTTCCTGGACCGATGTTATATGGACAGAAAGATGCGATCCCAGCTTTCTGTGGTTCGGTCAGCGATACCTTAATATTTCGCTCAACCCACGCCAGCGCCTTATCTCGTTCAATGGCGTTTACCTGGGCGCATTTCTCAGCTGACAGCTTCAT